GATGATGTAGCTAAAACTATTCACGAATTTATGTCAGAGTACAAAACAATGGATCCAACTGATCGCCCTAAGGTGTTATTTGTTATAGATTCATTGGGTATGTTACTTACTCCTACTGATATTAATCAGTTCGAAGCAGGTGATTTGAAAGGTGATATGGGTCGTAAACCTAAAGCACTTACAGCACTTGTTCGCAACTGTGTTAATATGTTTGGTAGTTACAATGTCGGTATGGTTTGTACAAATCATACTTACGCTTCACAAGATATGTTTGATCCAGACGATAAAATTAGCGGTGGACAAGGATTTGTCTATGCATCTAGTATTGTTGTTGCAATGAAAAAACTCAAACTAAAAGAAGACGAAGACGGCAATAAAGTCAGTGATGTATTAGGTATTCGTAGTGCCTGTAAAGTTATGAAAACTCGGTATGCTAAACCGTTTGAAACAGTACAGGTTAAAATTCCTTATTCAACAGGTATGGCTCCTACTTCTGGGTTAGTTGATTTATTTGAGAAAATGGGCGTCTTGACAAAGAGCGGAAATAAGTTACAATATATAAGTAAGAAGACAGGCGAAATATCTGCAGAATTCCGTAAAAATTGGACAGAAGACAAACTAATGGTTATTATGTCTGAATGGGACGAATCTGCATTTACTCCTAGCGTATCAACTCTTGAGGAAATTGAGGAATAATAATGGAAGAAGATCTAATTATCGAAACTTGGGATCTATTTAAAGAATATATCTCAGAAAAAGCAAAAGACACAGCCGCAAGTCATTATGTAGATTTTTTACTTAGTAAAGATATTGAGTTAACCACACTTGAAGGATTAACTGGGTATGATGCTAGTTTAGATACTGCAATTAATCTTGTTCTTGATGAAAATCGCGATGAAAGCGATGAGGACGAAGAAGATAATTGGGATTTTGACGAAGCCGACGAGGACTATTAATGAGTTGGTATGCTAAAGTCAGTAAAGACATAGCACATCTTCCAAATTGTTTAGATCACTTTTACAACGAGCTAGAAGAGGCCCGCAAAGAAGTAAAAATTTACGGAAACGTAGAGAAATCTTCAGCGGCCTTGCCTGGAATTGTTGAACAACGATTTAATCAATTACAGGAGATCGAAGCAGTTCTTGAATATTTGAATATCGAGCTTCGGCGTGTTAAATCCAAAGCCTTCAGAAAATATCTAGAAAACTATCAACGTGCGTTGAGTAGTAGAGATTGTGAAAAATATGTCGAAGGTGAAGCAGATGTTGTCGATATGGAAAAAATTATCAATGAATTTGCTATGCTCCGCAATCAATGGCTAGGTATAATTAAAGGCCTGGATATTAAACAATGGCAATTAAGCAATATTATTAAATTAAGAGCCGCAGGGCTTGAAGATATTACACTTTGAATGTATAATATAACTTATGTCAACAGTAGAAGATTTAATTATAAAATTATCTTACATATTAGATAAAATTCTTAATACAAATGATAAAAATCTAGTATCAAGTTTTTCTAATCAAATATTGCAAGGTAAAGGATTCACTGAAAAACAGGGAAACTACGCCCTAATAATTCTACGAAGATACAAAAACTTATTGACCACAAATTTCAACACCAATATTGATAATTTCTTAGATAATCCTATATATAAACTGCCTTTACGTTCGATATCTAGTATTAAAAGAATGTCGATCATATCGAATGCTGTATACAATAAAATTGTAAAAGTCGAATTTCCGTTTAATGAAGACTACATTAAAATTATTAAAGGAAATAAAAAATCATTAGATCATTTTTCTTGGGATAGAGACAAAAAAGCCTGGATTTTTTCATTAACTGAAAACAATTTATTGTTCTTAACACATTTTGCCAAGACTGAAAATTTTCAACTCGATGAAGAGTTATCTAGATATTCCAATAACATTTCTAAAATTTTAACGAACATAGAGAATTATATTCCTATGTTAGTAATTGATAATAAAAAATTAAAATACATCAATATTTCTAAAAATATTCCAGAATTACAGAGTACAGATATATTAGAGGCAGTATTCGAAGCAAGAAAATATGGAATTTTTACCTGGGACGAAAATGTATCTGCGCACATCGATAGTGAAAAAGTTAATCCATTGGTTCGATCTTTTTTAAAATCATCACCCAATGAAAAAATGTATATAAATTCAGAAATTTACCCTATTTCTGAGCTATCAGATTTTATTAAATTTCTAAGACCTTGTATAATAATTATACCAGGTGGCACTGAATTACAAAAATTAGAACAGGCTGTTGGTTTTTTAAAAAATGCAGGAATCGACAATAACAAAATGAGTGTTATGTTTAGATTACCTTCAGAAAATGGTAAAAAATTCAATGATTTTGTTAAAGAAAATAATTTGAATTCTCCTATAACTAATAATACTGAAGTTGTTTTTATAAGCAGTAAGATTCCAAAACCGTTATTAAAATCAAAATTAAAATTTAATACTGTGATTAATCTTGGAGTTAATAATGTCCATTATACCATTAAAAATTATATAGCAAATCACCAAAATGTAATATATTTTTCAGAAAAAATAGAAAACAAGGAATTTAATTGGCTACTGCAAAACTTATAATCAAAGACGAAGTTAATGTTAAGATTGAAAATTTAGATCTTGACACTCGCAAAGCCTTGGTCAAGAAATTCAAATATGAAGACCCTACAGCTAGGTATAGACCTGCTTATAAATTAGGTCGATGGGACGGAACTGTGAGTTTCTTTGGAATTGGTGGAACTACATACCTTTCTATGTTACCTCAGGTGTTAGAATATCTAGAGGAAAGAAATTATTACATAGAATTTGAAGATCTAAGAAATCCAACTAGTTTACAATTTGATACAATTTCTGAAGATTTCTGGGGAGAAAAAACTTGGCCAGAAGGACATAGATATGCTGGTGAATCAATTCGTCTTAGAGACGATCAGGTAGAGGTGATTAATAAATTTTTAGAAAATCCTCAATGCATTCAAGAAATTGCCACAGGGTTTGGTAAGACAATTACTACTGCAACTTTGGCAAAAATCTGTGAAAAATATGGTCGAACTGTAACCATAGTTCCTAACAAGAGTCTAGTGGAACAAACCGAAGAGGATTTTATTAATTGCGGGTTAGATGTAGGTGTATACTATGGTGACAGAAAAAATCTTGATAAAACTCATACAATTTGTACCTGGCAAAGTTTGAATATATTAGATAAAAAATCCAAAGAAATTAGTGATGAAGAACTATTAACATTAGCAGAATTATTAGATGGTGTAAATTGTGTAATGGTCGATGAAGTACATATGGCCAAGGCAGATGTATTAAAAAATCTATTAACTAAAAATTTAGCAAATACTCCTATACGTTGGGGATTAACAGGAACTGTACCTAAAGCTGATCACGAATTTCAAAGTCTTAGAGCAAGTTTGGGAGAAGTTGTTCATCGTGTAAAAGCGCACGAATTACAAGAAAAAGGAATTTTAAGTAATTGCCACGTTAATATTATACAAACTGCTGAATGGAAAGAGTTTGGAAGTTACGCAGAGGAATTAAAATATCTTGTAACTGACAAGGATCGTATGTTATACTTGTCTACACTGATCAATACTATTGCAGAAAGTGGAAATACATTGGTATTAGTTGATAGAATCGAAAGCGGTGAGTTCCTAAAAGAAAAGTTAAACGACAGTGTGTTTATTTCAGGCAAGGTCAAAACCAAAGATAGGAAAGAAGAATACGATGAAATTAAAATTGTGGATAATAAAATTATTGTGGCGACTTACGGTGTGGCCGCTGTGGGTATTAATATCCCTCGCATTTTTAATTTGGTTATGTTGGAATCCGGAAAGAGCTTTACACGAGTTATACAAAGCATTGGGCGGGGCATTAGAAAAGCAGAGGACAAAGACTTTGTACAAATCTGGGACCTCACCGCGTCTACGAAATATGCAAAGAGGCATCTTACAGAGAGGAAGAAGTTTTACAAGGAGGCTAAATACAACTACACGATCCAAAAAGTAAAATACATATGATACAATTTTTAGAAAACAAATACAAACAATGGTATGAAAATATTGTAAATTCTGCTAAAATTAGAAATACAATAGGTTACACTGAAATGCATCATATTATTCCAAAAAGTTTAGGAGGATCTGATAGTACTGATAATTTAGTAAAACTTACCGCTAGAGAACACTTTATTTGTCATCTGTTATTAACAAAATTTACAATAGGTAATAATAAAAGATTGATGAGTTTTGCATTGGGGAAGTTTATACAAAATTCACCACTTCAACAAAGAGATTTTAATTCTTGGGAATATAAAAAAATTAGAGAAAGCATATCTGAAGCTAGAACAGGAAAAAAACATTCTGAAGAGACAAAGAAGAAAATGTCTCTAAAAAAGAAAGGACAAATACCTTGGAACAAGGGAAAAAATATTGGTCCATGTACTGAAGAAAGAAAAATGTTATTATCTAATTATTGGAAGGGTAAACCTAAGAGTGATGAACATAAATTAAAAATAAAAAAAGGAAAGATAGGACATAGTGCCGGAATGACCGGAAAACAACATTCTGAAGAAACCAAAAAGAAAATGTCTGAAAGTATGAAAGGATTGAAAGGTCCTCAAAAAAGATTTGATATATGTCCTACCTGTAAAGAAAAAAGTGTAACAGCAAGACATATAAAATTTTGTAAAAATAAAAGGTAAAATATATATAATGCAAATTTTAACGTTAGAAGATAAGACATTTAGTCTTAATGAATTGCCAGATGAAATAACTGAAGATTTAAGATTTGCTGTGTTAGATAACAGTGATAACCAAAATCCTGATCACTTTTTTGTTCCTTTGATATTTTTAGAAAGTTTTACAGGACCTGCTGTGGTTCTAAGAATAGGTACATACGAATTAACAATGCCTCTTGATTGGTGTACAATTGTCGGTGATCCAGAAGGTCCTGATATGGAAGTACTTCCTTTGACAAGTCTAAATGATCGAGGATTTAAAACTTTTTGTTTTAATCCATTAAGTGGATTTAGACCTGAATTTTTAGATATAGATATCATCGATGTTTATCAAGATGTTAAATGGTATTTTCCAAAAATGCGACCAGGTCAACTATTATGTACTCCGTTACATCCTGGACCTAAACCTACCTGTGCATATTTTGTTAAAGAAGTAAGTCGTCAAAGTGAAATTATCGACTATACAAAATGTTGGTAAAATGGCTACAATTAATTTTACCGAAAATATCAAATTGCCAGGAAATCCTGAGTATGATAGTAGAACTCCCGATGGACGTTCATTACAAGAACATATAATGGAAGATAAATTATGGGGAGAGATACGTCGCGCCGCTCGAACCAATCCTGCTTTACACGAAGCACTAGAACGTGCTAAAATAATATATCACCTTAGCAAGGAATAATATGAGTACCGAAGACGATAAAATTAAAAACTCTACCCGTAGACATAAAGATACAAATGCCATAAACAAGCAAGTAAAAATTGCTAAGTCTAATAATCATTTTGATCAACAAAATATCAAAGAGCCGCATAGATTAGTTAAACATCACGCAATGGATTGCGGAAATCCGGATTGTTATCTTTGCGGAAATCCTCGTAAAACACACAAGGATAAACTTACTGTACAAGAAAAACGTTTATTTCAGGATGTAGAAAAGACTACAGATAAACATAGCAACGGTCTACTACCAACTAAGGATCACGAAGATGGGACAACTTAACCCTAACATTTCTTATATCTATGAAAATGATGGCGCACATATATACGCTCGAGAACCAGGTAGTCTTAATAGAATAATAATCGGGTTAGATCTAAACAAAATTAAAAAACAAGCTACCAGAGAATTATGGAATGATGTGTTAATTGCTTCTGAGACCAATGAGTCTATACAAAAGGCGTTGGATCAGTGTATAATAATATATAAGCTCAGTAAAGAATACGAAGACAAACATGGCAACAGCAAAACTTGATATTAAACGAGAATTAAATGCAGTGGATCATAAAAATTATAGTTTTTATGATAATCTCACCGACGAAGAAAAGAAAGCGTTTAGTCCATATATTCTAATGAGGTACACATCTAACGTTCAAGGGGATAGAGATATTCAAGAATGGTTTTTAGAAATGACCAACGAATGTGTTAATAAGAATCACTGGGAATTAAGTAAAAATCATAAAGCATTGTTATGGAAATTATTTGCGGCCACAGGAGCAGGAATATCAACGTTCCACCCATATCTTGCCGCAGGAAAAAAAGAAAAAGCCAACAAGATTGAAAAATTATTATGTGAACTTTATCCTGCTATGAAGATGGATGAAATTAAAATGTTGGCAGCAATGATGGATAAAAAAGATAGAGACGAACTATTTGACAAAATGGGCTTTGATAAAAAACAAAGGAAAGAATATGAATGAATTAGCTCAATTTGTAAAAGATAATAAACTTGCTATTGTCAAAGGCGATGGCGGAAAATATCTTATCGAATTATATGAAAATAATATTTTAGTTGAAACAAAATTATTCTCCGAACATACATTAAGGATAGTAGAAAACTACGGAAAAGATTGGATAAACCAGTGATAACATTAGTGGAACAACCTAATCAATGTTTACATTGCGGTAAGAGTTTTATGCACGAAAAAACTCTTGTTGCTCATATGTGTGAAAAGAAAAGAAGAGCATTACAAGAAAACGAAAAACGTGTCCAGGCAGGATTTATGGCCTTTAATAGATTTTGGTATCTAAGTGGCCATAAGAAGCCTAAGACATACAAAGAATTTTGTGATACTGCTTACTATAATGCCTTTGTAAAATTTGGTAGTTTTCTTAATAATGTTAATCCGTTGTATCCAGAAAAATTTGTTGAGTTTGTGATTAAGAGCGGAGTAAAATTAGATCACTGGTGTAGAGATGAGTTATATGAAACATATCTATATGATATGATTAAACAAGAACCAGTTGAGTCAGCAGTACAGCGTAGTATTCAGACAATGATGGAATGGGCAGATGATCACAACGCAGAATTTAATCATTACTTCAACTATGTTAGTTTAAATAAAGCCGTGCACGATATTTTAAATGGTCGTGTCAGTCCCTGGGTTATATTAAACAGTACTATGGGACAATCAATGATTAATAAAATGAGCGACGAGCAATTAGATATGATTGCTCCGGCATTTGATGTTCCTTTCTGGATGAAACAATTTAAAGAAGTACCTGCAGACGTTGCATTGGTAAAAGAAATTATTCGAGAAGTAGGAATCAAGTAAAAGGATATTATGACTAAGTTATCAGGATATGTAGAAAAAGGATGGGGATCAGAATTAATCTGGGCTACCAATGACAAATACTGCGGTAAACTATTGCGGTTCAACGAAGGTGCAAGATTCAGTATGCATTTTCATTCAAAGAAAGACGAGAGTTGGTATGTACTTTCAGGCAAATTTAAAGTTATCTGTATCAATACTGCCAACGCTAGTCAGTATGAACAAGATTTAAATGCCGGCGATGTATGGCATAATCCTCCATTATTACCTCATCAAATAATTTGCATCGAAGAAGGTACAATTATCGAAGTTAGCACTCCTGACAGTGTTGAAGATAATTATCGTGTGATGAAAGGCGATAGTCAAAAATGAAAATTTTGTTAACTGGTCATAAAGGATTTATAGGAGGACATCTATATAGAGCCTTACAATCAGATGGACATAATATAACCACATACGAGTGGGGAGATTCTGACAATAATCTATCCACAGTTGGACTCGATTGGGTCATTCATATTGGTGCAATTAGTAGTACAACAGAAAAAGATGTTGATAAAGTAATGCGTCAAAATTATGATTTTAGTTGTAATTTATTAGATAGTGCATTAAGTAATGGTGTAAATTTTCAATATTCAAGTAGTGCCAGTGTTTATGGGTTAACAAGTAGTTTCAGAGAAGATGCTCCTGTAGATCCTAAAAGTCCATATGCGTGGAGCAAATATATGTTTGAAAGATTTGTTCAAACACGCAAAGAATATGCAAAGTCTATTAATAGACATATTCAAGGATTTAGATATTTTAATGTGTATGGACCAGAAGGAGAAGAGCATAAAGGCGACCAAGCAAGCCCATATTATAAATTTCAGTATCAGGCTCAAACAACTGGAAAAATTAAATTATTTGAAGGTAGCAATTTATATCTAAGAGATTTTGTTCCTGTTCGTACAGTAGTTGATGTACATTTGAAATTTTTAAATGTTGATCAATCAGGTATCTGGAATGTTGGCACAGGAGATCCTAAATCATTTTTACAAGTAGCCAAAGAAATAATTAAAAAATATCCAGCAGATATAGAATATGTTCCGATGCCCGTTAATATTAAAGATCAATATCAAAAATACACCTGTGCAGATTTAACAGAATTAAAAAAATATTACGAATGAAAATTTTTGTAAATGGTACATTTGATCTATTGCATAGAGGACACCTACAGATGTTGCAGTATGCAAAAAGTCTTGGGGACCATTTGTTGGTAGCAATAGATACTGATAGTAGAGTAAAAGAACTTAAAGGAATCTATAGACCAATCAATGATCAATATGATAGAAGTTATATATTAGAAAGTTTAAAATGTGTAGACACAGTTTATTTTTTTGGCAATGATGAAGAATTAATTGACCTTATAAAATCATATGAACCAGACATTATGGTCAAAGGTGCTGATTATAGAAACAAGCCTATTATAGGTTCACAATATTGTAAAGAGATAAAATTTTATGAGCATACGGAACATTCAACAACAGATATCATTCAACGTATTATTAATCGGGGATAGTTGTACTGATGAATATAAAATAGGAACTGTGGATAGATTAAGTCCAGAGGCTCCTGTTCCTGTTATTAAAATTGTCAACAGTTATGATGTGTTAGGAATGGCCGCAAATGTCAATCTTAATCTTATAAATTTAAATATTAATGCAAATTTTATTACTAATACTGAAAATATTACAAAAACTAGATATATAGATCAACGATCAGGCCAACATTTATTAAGAGTAGATAACGAACCATCTATTGCATCTTGGAATGAGCAAACTACAGTTCCTATTGATTCCTATAACGCCATTATAATTTCAGATTACAACAAAGGTTTTTTAAGTTATGAACACATCGAACATATTATTCAAAATTCTAAATGTCCTGTGTTTATAGATACAAAGAAAACAGATCTTAAAAGATTTGACAACGCCTACGTTAAAATTAATGATTTAGAATATCGTACTGCTACCAGTTTGCCTAATAGGTTAATTGTTACAAAAGGTGGAGATGGTGCAATGTATAATGGCACACTTTATTCAACCAAAAAAGTCGAAGTCACTGATGTATGCGGAGCAGGAGATACATTTTTAGCTGCCTTAACTGTCCAATACCTATATACAAAAGATATAGAAAAAGCTATAATATTTGCTAACATAGCCGCAGGCATCACAGTTCAGCATCGCGGTAATTATGCACCAACATACAACGAAATAAAAAATGCCGGATATTGATATTGATTTTGCTGACAGAAACAAATTACTTAATGTAATTGAACACGTTCCTGCAACCATTGACGGAATCAAAAAACATAATACAGGTGCTTACTGCCACAAAATTCCAGTTAATCCATTAACAGGATTAGCAAGTATTGATTATAAATCTGCTGAAGATAGAGGATACTTCAAGATAGATTTTCTTAACGTTACCATCTATCAAGGTATTAAAAACGAAGAACATTTATTACAATTGATGTCGCAAGAACCACTATGGGACTTATTAGAACAAGATGACTTTACAAATTTGTTGTTTCACGTAAATGGTTACGGATCAATTTTACGAGAAATGAAGCCACGAACTGTGGAACAACTTGCGGCGGTATTAGCAATGATACGTCCTGCAAAACGTTCCTTAATTGGAAAAGATTGGAGTACGGTAATAAACGAAGTTTGGATAAAACCAGACAACGAAGATTATTACTTTAAGAAAGCTCACGCAATTGCATATGCGATGGCAATTGTGGTTCAGATGAATCTTATCTGCGAAGGTATCAGCTACGAGGATTCTTAGGAGTTCTGACCAACTGAATTGATTTGCGTTTTATGCGTTTTTCAGCTATTTCGCTTAAATTAACACTTGGTCCAAAAATAAGCTCAACATCTTTGCTGTTGAATGTTTTTATAGAATATCTAAAAAACTGCATTTCTTTTTTAAGAAATATGTTTATTGGTATTTTACGATTTGATTCCCACCACCATATCTCACCTAGTTCTAAGAATACACGTTTTTCGTCGTCTGTTTTAATAACAGAAATATCGTATATACTTGCTATGTAGTTGTCAAAATTGATGATAATTCCGACATACTCAATGTCGTTGGATTTAATACACGAAACAAACGGATAATTATTTTGAAAGCTACTGTTAACGGACATCTTTATAGATAAATATTATAATGCAAAATTTACCAATCTATTTATATCCAAATACACTCGACGTGATATTAGATTTGGACGAAACTGTTTTAGGGATTAACCAAGTTATGTACCAACGAGATTTAAAAATACAAAAAGGTATTAAAAACAAGATAAGGATCCAGTTTAAAAACAGTGATCAAAAATTATTACCAATTAGCAATACACAAACCTTTGTATTCAATATGTTTGATAATACAAGTCAAGAGTTAGTGTTACAAAAAGAACTTACAGTGTTAGATGATTCTATATACTTAAATGTTAATGCTAATCAAGGTAGTATTAGCCAGGTGCTAACGTTCGACGATGTTTCTAATATATCAGTAGGCCAAGCGGTCTTTGGATATGGTATTGCTGCCAACTCCACTATCTTAAGTATAGGTACAGGATCAATTGCTACAGTTGTTACCACAGTTACTACATCTTCAATAACAACATCTACTGTTTTTTCACCCATCACTAATATTGTTACTTTGAACAATTATACATTAAAACCTGTATCTACAAGTACAGGAGTTGTAATCAACACAATAGGATTAAAAGGATTAGGTGAACTTACATTCACAGAAAGTGATACTGTTAATCTCGAGCGCGGAGAATATACATATAGTGTAGTATATCAAGATCCAAATGATAATACATATTTGCCTGTTTATGCAAATACATATTACGGAATTTCAGGAACCGTGCATCTTACTGAAGAAGTATATCCTCGATTAAAACCTAGTCAAGAAATAGTTAGCTTCTTAAAAAGTTATAATCAAGATACATATTTGTACGAACATAAAAGTGGTCCGTTTTATGCTTATCCAGAATTTAAAAGTAACACAGCATTACATACATTAGCAATGTATATGACCAACTATATTGGAACTGTATACATTCAAGCAACTTTATCAAATAATGCATCAGACTTTGGAAAGTATGCAACCGTAGCAACTTTAAATTATAACGGGTTCAATGGTATTGATTATATAAATTTCAATGGCTTGTTTACCTACATTCGAGTAATGTATATTCCAGGAACTGCTCCTGCATCTGGCAACAATGACGATCCAACGTACTACGGATCATTTGACAAAGTATTGTATAGAAGTTAAAATATATGAATGATAAAAATCTTCATTTTAACTTATGCTAAACCTGACGATCTTAATAATAATCTAAAAAGTCTTTTTGATAGTTATGTTGACCCTAGAGAAATCGAAGTCAATGTCATCAATAATCATTCAAGAATTTTTAGTTTAAATGATGAATTCAAAGATCGAGTTAAGGTACATCATCAAACGTTAAGAGCAAACTGGGGTTGTGGTACTCCTGCAAGAGATTGGAATCAAGCACTAGTTCTTGGTTTTGGAAATCTATTAAATCCCTTATGTGATCAAATTATATTAGTGCAAGATGACTGTCTTTGGGAAAAAGATTGGAAACATCTTTTAGATGACATACATAAAAAATATACATTGTATCAATGTAGCTGGGGTGATTGTTTTATCAGTGTATTACCAGAAGCAATTCGTAAAATAGGATTATACGATGAAAGGATGTGTACCTTAGGTAACTACGAAGGTGACTTCTTACTGCGAGCTTGGTTATATAACAGAGATAAAAGTTCAATTAATGATTTTCATCATTGGAGAGTTTGGAATCCAACTGTAGCAGTTGCAAGAAGACCGTTTTTAGGGCCAGGACCTAGACAGCATTATCTAGAACACGGACAAAATATATTCGATAAGAAGTGGGGAGGTATTCCTGCTTGGGGGTGGAATGTACATAATATTTTTAATAATCCACCTACTTGTAGAATTGAAAATTATATGTTCTATCCATATTTTGAATATGATGTTGAAGACCTGCAAGGCAAAAACTATGTTGCTGTGGATCCAAGTACATTGACAAGACGTGCAGATTATGCTATAATAAAGAATGAACGAGATACAGACAACTCTAATGGTGTTACTGCCGGCGAAACGAAAAGCAACTCCTAGCGGATGGATTAGCTTCGATGCAGTCTGTTGTCATAATAATGGAGAGGCCAAAGATACTCGAAAGCGCGGTGGAGTATTAACAGGGCACGATGGTAGTTTCCAATATCATTGTTTTAATTGTGGATTCAAGGCAGGGTGGAGTCCAGGAAAATTATTAAGTAAAAATACCAAAAATTTATTCAAATGGATCGGAGTTAATGAATCCGACATTGGTAAATTAAATTTAGTAGCACTAAAGATCAAAGATGATCAACCTGTTGTCAAAAAAACATTAACGTTTGAACTTAAAGAAGTAGCATTGCCAGACGGTGCATTAACTTTAACAGAATGGGCTAATTCGGATTTACCAGAAGAGTATGCATCTAAACTAGTTGACATATATCAATATATATTAGATAGAGGATTTGATCCTATAAAGGATAATTTCTTTTGGAGTCCTTCTCCAGGATATATAGATAGAATATTGATTCCTTTTTACAACGAAGGTAAAATAGTTGGATACACTGGTCGAAAAATCACAGATGGTAAACCAAAGTATCTTACAGATGCACAACCTGGATATGTATTCAATATTGATCGTCAAACTGTTGATAGAAAATATGTTATTGTAGTTGAAGGGCAGTTTGACGCAATAGCAGTAGACGGATGTGCAATTATGCATAATGAACCAAATGAAACTCAGATTACAAGATTGAACGCATTAGGTAGAGAAGTTATTGTAGTACCAGATAGAGACAAACCCGGAGCTAAATTACTCAAAGCCGCGATTGCTAATAATTGGTCGGCTAGTTTACCACCTTGGGGCGATGATGTTAAAGATGTTTCTGATGCAATGAAAAAATATGGGCGCCTATATGTATTAACCACAATTCTGCATTACAAGGTATCGGGAGAGATAAAAATAAATCTACTCAAGAAAAAATTAGAAGGAATGAGCAATGAATAAACCAAATTATGATTATGATATGCAGAAATTATATCTTGAAATGTTTCTCAGTGATGCAGAAACATTTATAAGATGTCAAAATATTTTTGATCCATTAAACTTTGATCAAAAATTACAAGACTCTGCAGAGTTTATTACAAAATATGTTGACGAATATAAAGTGATGCCAGAGCCTGCAATCGTTAATGCATCAGTACATAGTAACTTTAATACAGTATCATTACCAAAAGAAAACTATACTTGGTTAATGGATGAGTTTGAAAATTTTAGTAGACACAAAGGACTCGAACGTGCAATTATTAAAAGCAGTGATTTATTAGAATCAGGAGATTATGGCCCTGTAGAGAAACTAATCAAAGATGCTATTCAAATTAGTTTGAACAAAGATATGGGTACAGATTATTTTGAAGACCCTAAGGCAAGGCTTACTAAGCTCAAAGATGGAAATGGACAAATTAGCACAGGATGGCCTAGCATTGATAAGAAACTGTATGGTGGATTTAACCGTGGAGAATTGAATATCTTTTGTGCAGGCTCAGGCGGTGGTAAGAGTCTGTTCTTGGCTAATCTAGGAGTTAACTGGGCATTACAAGGATTAAACGTATTATATCTAACATTTGAGTTGAGCGAGGGTTTAGTTAGTATGCGTCTTGATAGTATGACCACAGGTATAGGTACTCGTGAGATTTTTAAGAATATTGAGGATGTAGAACTTAAGGTTAAAATGATTGGAAAAAAGTCAGGAAATCTACAAGTGAAGTATATGCCTTCAGGTAAAAATTGTAACGATATTCGAGCCTATTTGAAGGAATATCAGGTCAAAAAAGGCGTAAAACCAGACGTTTTGTTAATAGATTACCTCGATTTGATGATGCCTTTAAGTGTGAAGGTTAGTCCTAGTGATCTGTTTGTAAAAGACAAATATGTATCAGAAGAGATTCGTAATTTGGCTATGGAAACACAATGTATTACAGTTACGGCCAGTCAATTGAATCGTAGTGCTGTTGAAGAAATTGAATTTGATCACAGTCATATTTCGGGTGGGTTATCGAAGATTATGACTGCTGATAATGTAATTGGTATCTTTACTAGCAGGGCTATGAAAGAACGTGGACGTTATCAAATTCAGTTTATGAAAACACGTTCTAGTAGTGGTGTTGGACAAAAAGTAGAATTAGATTTTAATGTAGATACACTACGTATTACAGATCCTGAAGATGGAGAAGATAGCACTAGTTTTAGTCAAGGTGGCGGAAGAACAACTCCTACCAGTAATACATATGCTGGATTTAAAAGAACAAGCGTAGTATCAACTACCACAGAATCTGTAGATGATGATGGAGTTATTGTAGATCCAACTCAGGGAGTAAGTGTGAACAAGATTGCAAGTAAATCTTCAGGATCGGCTCCATTGATCCGTAGTTTGCTGACAAAGATTAATCCAGAAAAAGATTAAAGCCAGGTGCTGGTATGATAACGGGCAGAAGCTTCGATGCTTCTTTCCCAAAGTTCATCTGGATGTATTTTGAATACATTGTTTATATTCGCTGGAGCAATTTCCCATTTATGTGGCTCGTGCTCTAGATGATTTCTAGGATCTAGTTGAATGTCTAATCGACCTTCTTCCCATAACCAATATCCTGAACAGGCTTTGTAAAACTCAGGGCCTTCACCTTGACTAATTGCACTCAATATAGATATATCGTTGGTAATTCCAATATCTTTGGTTAACTGTACAGTACTAAGACTGCGCCAATCTAGACTGTGTATAACGTGAATTTTATTTTGATTCATATTACCACCGTAATATACAGGATCTTTTGAATAAAATGGAAGCCCCATACCTGTGCTTATTTTTCCAAGATCTAGATCTTCTTGAGGGTTATTTATTTGTAATCCTATTCCTAGTTGATCAGTATGCGTAACTATTAAAATCACGCTTTGTTCTAATTCATCCCTAGGGTTAAGAGGATTTGAAACCAATAGATGTCCTGTGTACTTTTTCTTGTTCATATAACATATTTAATCCGATAAATATTTGATCATGCAAATACGTGAATTTGAAAAACCCATTGGCCATAATAAAGTACTTAACCCCAAGCTCTGGGACGGAGAAAGATTGAAAAGTTCTGTGCGCGGAGCTTTATTACGCATTGCCGAAGATTTTATAACGTTTGTTGATGTTCCTGTACAGGTTGTTGATATTGTAGTAAGTGGCGGGAACGCTAACTATACCTACACAAATAAAAGTGATCTTGATCTGCATATCATAGCAGATTACGGTTCTGTTCAATGTGATAGAGAAGTTGATGAATTATTTGATACTAAAAGATTACTGTATAAAAAAGACTACAATATATCTGTGCACGGTATTCCTGTAGAATTGTATATTGAAAATTCTAATGAACCTGCTGTAAGTAGTACCTACAGCATATTACAAGAACGTTGGATTAAAAAACCCAGTTCGGCTATTCCCGAGTACGATCAAAAAGAACTAGAGCATATGGTCAGTGTTTGGAAAAAGATTCTGGCACAGGCCATTAAAACAGGAAATTTAATAATTTGTCGCAAGGCTGTAAAAATACTGCGTATGTACAGGAAGCAAGGATTGCACGGTACAAAAGCAGGAGAATTTAGTATTCCGAATTTAGTTTATAAAAGCCTTCGCAATGATGACACACTAGCTGGTATTCTAACACTAATTGATAAATTACACGATCAAGAACTTAGTATATAGGAATTCAATGCCAACAATTTATATAGATATGGACGGCGTAGTAGCTGACTTTGATACTCGCGCCCGCGAAATAATAAAAAAAGAAAAAACACATCCGCAACAAGAACGTTGGGACAATGCTAGTTGGAGTAAGTTAAAGAGCCATCCTAATTTTTATAGGAACCTGCCCAAGATGCCTCAGGCAGATGCTATGATAGATCTAGCTCGACGATTCCGTGATGAATTAAATTGGAAATTGTATATGTTAACTGCTATCCCGCGTAACAACGATATGCCTGATGTTTTCCACGATAAAATACTGTGGATTCACGACTATTACCCAGATATTCGTGTACGCTTTGGCCCTTATTCAGACGATAAACACGTACACTGTGATCAAGGAGATATACTAGTAGATGACCGTACTAGCAACTGTGAAGAATGGACCCGAGCCAAAGGAATAGCAGTCAAGGTCAGCAAAGACTACAACCAGGCACTCCAGACACTAACAGACCTGTTTGAAAAAATTAAATTCACACAGATGGTGGTGGATTAACAAACCAACTTATATTTGGCAATTGCGACAGTATAGGTTGACTTAACACCAGTGGGCTAATTCCTTGAGGAATCATTGAAGGATCTAAAACTGCGTCAGTGTAATCTCTAAGCACGTGAACAGAAAAAGCCAATGTATTATCTACCAATGCAGTGATCTGATGAGTTTTATTGGCCTGTATATAAATCATATGAGGTGCTGTAAAATTTGTGGTAGTACCGTTTACAGTCACAGATACCTGTCCTGTGGCCAACAAGGTTAGATTATCAAATGTGTATGTTTGAGTTTCACTGTCCCCTGCATTTACAAACAAAGTTTGTCTTGAATATATGTTAGATACTGAGCCAATTTGTACTTGTGGATCTGCCATTGTTATTGTCCTTTTTTATAGTTGTGTGGTTGGAATAGTTAGTTTTGAAGTTCGGAACTCAGAAATCTTTGAAAAGATTTGATCTGCAGGGACCCAGGTTAGTTCAGGTTCAAACCATCTCCAGTCTATTATTCTTTGAGAACCCGAAGGTTGTGGGGGTAGTTCCGTGGGCCTAGGTATGGGAGGATTCCACATAGCGGTGTCAGTATCCAATGTCCAACTAGGAAAAGGCCTTGGTGGATAAAAACAATCTAGCACAGAATCATAGCACCAACCTATCCCGGGATAATTTTTACGCAATGCAACTCCGCCATCAGGCTGTCCATCAGGACCATAATGTATTCCACCGCGAGTATTGTAGCTGACCTGAATCCAAGTACCGTCGGCTCCAGCAATATTGTCAGCATCTGCAACAATAACTGTTTGTACTATACCGTTTTCTATTTTAGCATAATGTGCCATAATTTTAATCCTTAGGGTCGACCTAGTGCAATTACTACTACACCCGAGCCACCTTGCCCGCCTCCGGCTCCGTCGTTGGTATCATAAAAGTGTCCACCTCCACCTCCACCTCCACCTCCTCGATTAACCACAGCATCTGCTCCAGGTAGTGCGTTTCCTCCGGTGGCCGCAGCCCCATCTCCACCAGCGGCTCCGTATCCTTGTCCACCTGGCTTGCCTTGTCCAAATATACTAGAGGGAGTAAATCCGCTAGGATTATCGGTGAATCCTCCACCAGCGCCCCCACCCCCAGCAACACAATAGCATCCAGTAGCGGACACTGAATAAAAAGAAAGTCCTTGTCCTCCGGTGCCTTGCCCGTAGTCTCCTCCAGGAGTACACACTGCGCCACCTGATCCATTTGTGCCGTTGTCGCATTGACAACCGCCTCGGTTACCTTGTATCCCATAGGTGGCTGCCCCCGGAGTCCAATTATAAGTATTGCCAAAGTACGAACTGGCTCCCCCACCACTGGCTCCGTTTCTTCCAGAATAATTATAGCCATAACCGCCGTAGTGTGAGCCACCCCCTCCGCCGCCACCTCCTGCAAGCCAACTTCCACCTGGTCCGCAAAAACAGGTATATCCACCATTACTACCCCAATCTCCCAATGTAGTAGCACTGCCCCCGGCACCCCCGGCACCAACCACAACACAGTAAGTATCTCCGGGATTAACTGATAGTGTTGTGGCAACTATTCCGCCTGCGCCCCCGCCCCCGCCACCATCACCACCATGACCTACAGTAGAGCCCCCACCCCCTCCTCCCCCGGCTAGTAATACAGTTATACAACTAGCGCCCGCGGGCACAGTCCAAGATTGTGTGCTGTTAAGTACAAGCATACAGGCTGCCTTGGCCCCGTGGAAGTTATTGATGCTCAAAGCACCCGAACTGGGTATAGGAGTAGCTACACCATTGGGATAACCAATTGTACCGCTGACAACTCTCCCATAAGCAGAAGCGTAAAATTCGCTCAATGATTTTGGGTTACACAGGCTACAGTATGATCCATTGCAGGTAAATTCCTGCTCAATCTGGCTTAAACTTAGAGAACTGGGATAAGATGGTAATGTCATACACTTATTTATTAGCGTGTAGTCCTAGCTCAGATTGGGTTAGATTAGGCCCAAGAACGCGAAGCGCGAAGCGCAAAAAAATCGGTAAACCCTTTTTATCGGAGTGGGTCTAACTCTTATATAATACTCTTTATACTATATATTCACAGTAGAAATACAGTACATATACAGTCTAGATGATCTAGTACTAGCGTATAGATCAATGTATGACCGGGCATAAACCTCTATATACACAGTCAAAAATTTACTGCGCAAAATTTTTAAACCCCAGATTTTAAATCTTCAGAAGCTTTTTCTACCCTGTTTACACGATCAACTATGCCCTGTACAAGTGGATCACCGGCATTTTTACTGTTTATACGCTCTATGTCGCCGAGAGCAGTCTCCAGTATTTCTACACGTTGTTCTAGCGTATATAAGCGGTTACGAAGATTTCCAGAGCCTATCCAACTTAATAGAATACTGAAAAAACGTGGAACAAGAGTGTGTAGTAAGTCCATTGAGTGTGTGTGCGTATATTGTGTAAAGGGGTTATATACATATAGTTAGCACAGTTAGCCCGAGGTCTATATATAGGGCAAAAATTTGCGACGCAAAAATTTCAAGGTCTGGAAATATAGACCCCAGGCCGTTTTAATCTAAGTCGAAGTTTTTTAAGGTGTTTTTTTGGAAGAATTTTTAGAAAAATTTTTGAAAAGTTTGGCATTGCATTTGTTGCGCAAAAACAACACTTGTAAAAATGTACCCCAACCCACCCCACCTTAGACAGCAGACCAGGTACACCGGAGCATCATTTCTTGATGTTTACATTGGCTCGCAGGAACGTTCCTAGGATCAATACAGCACACCAGGTTTCAAATGTATAAGGAATATTCAATCCTAGTCCACTGAACAGCGTGTTCAACGCCCATACAGTAGCAAAGGGTGCAAATACTATTAGGGCAAAAGCACCCAGGAATATTAGGATAACTGCTAGGTCTTTCATACTATTTCTCCTTCTGCGATAAGTTCTTCTACAGCTTCATTAAACAGGCTTTCCCAAAGGTGTACGCTGTTGGCTACACGAGTATCCTTGACACGTCGTCCTAGCATACTGTTCTTTTGATATACTGTCCAAACGTGTTCTTCACAGTAGCTCTTGTTCTCTATGCTGGGTTTATTACATTGACATTCTAGTCTGACTGCATTTCCTAGGTATGTACATACTGGACTATAGGCCTGTTTAGTTGTGATCATTTTGAGTCGTCTTCTTTGAGTAATTGTTCTAAACGGGTTCGTTGTTCCGGGGACATACGCATATATGCGTCAATACCATCAGACATTCCTGATGTGTATGCTAGGAACTCTAGGCATATTGTTAATGCTAGTATGCTGGAGATTGCCCAAAACTGGGCATTGATCTCCGCTCCTAGTAAGTACAGCACAGCACAAATAAGCACTATAATAATCGTACGCTGTAGGTTTCGCATTGTCATATATTAGGCCCTACGGAAACAAGTAGTACGTGCCATAGACTGGTAGTTGTTGGGAAAGCTCTTTTTCAAATCTGCAATCTTCAGGACCATACGCAGACTCAACTCACGTAAATGATCGGCATTGCTTTCTACAAACTCTACAATCTCTGCTTTGACCGCATCGTGGAACTCGTACTTGTCCAACATACCGTCTCCTACAATCTGCTTGATTCTCAGCAACTTCTCTCTGGTTGTATCCATTTGTAGATCAATGTAGTGGCAACGACTTTCCAATGCATCCAAGTGATCACGGAGCTTCTTTGATCGTACGTGCTCGAACTTGATATTAGTAATAAAGATAGCACCTGCACAGAACTCAAAGCGATCTGGAATGCCTTCACTGCGCAAGATGCGACTGTCTGTGTTCCAACTGATAAAGCGTCGGTTGGAACTGTCCAGGGCACCCTTGAGAATGTTAAGGCTCAGATCCTCCATAAGAATACTGTCACAGTCGTCAAACACTACAACGTTGCCTGACTGGCTGTACTCGTATAACTTGGCATAAAGACCGATACTGCTCATCGCACCTTTGACGATTTCATACTTGGGCTTGCGCTCGGCAAGACTGTCAAACAATCCATCCTTTTCTAGTACTGCTTCAACACCAAAGGATTTACCAACTCCGGGTGGGCCACTGACAATCATAGCACGAATGTCTCCTTGCTTGACTGCTCGTGTCATATCCGTTAAGATTTGAAAACGCTCACGTAGACGCTCGATGATTGAATCATCTGACTCCTTGGCGACTTCTTTTTCTCGTGCACGGATAGCATCTGTGTCGAACTCTAAGATCTCTGCTGTCTTGCCGGGACGAGTATTTGCTTTTGCCATTGTTGGTTCCTTTGATAATTTATTTAACAAGTGTGTATTATACTGTGATTCACTGTAGCAGTCAATTACAGTTTATCCGAAAACTTCTTCAATGTTTCCCGGGTTTCCAGTTGGCTCAATCGGAATGTGTAAAACATATATACAGCAAATCCTATCAGGCACAGGGTACAAAAGGTGTGTAGTTCTTCTATAGTGGCATTGGCCTCTAACCAATCACCTGCCGCCCTAATAGCCACAGCGGTTATGATTAGAACCACGGTATACACTACGGCATCACAAAAAGCTCTCATTTTCATTGACATCATTTTCGACTCCAAAAAAAAATACCAGGACTTACGGCGCTCCTGCCTGGTAAACACAACTACCGCCCTTAATCTAATCTTGATCCTGCGTAGACCTGCTCAAGTCCCAAACGCTGTTTGATCACATCTGCGTAGGCTCGGGCGCCTGCTTCCAGGATTGAGATGCTTTGTGTGCCCATTTGGCTGGGGTTCCACAAGCAAAGCGCACCTGTGTAGTCTTTGCGGAAGCCTGCGGCCTGTAATGCCTTGCCCAGTTTACTGTTACTTCTTACACCGTAGACGTTGACCCAAGCAAAGCCACAAGCATCAGCGTCACCGTGTTGGGCGTAGAACGCTTTGGCCGCTGAGCGAGCCTGAATGCCTGCTTCGTTGAGTACGTCTTGTACTGCTGTTAAATTGAATGTTTCTTTAGTTGCTAGTGCGAACATAGTGTGCTCCTTAGTGCGTTGTTGATGTATGTATTATAACCGATTTATTTCATTCCGTCAACCGCTATGATTGCCGCTAGCATTGCCAGCAAAATGAACCATAATGGAAAAGATAACATAAATGCTTCTACTAACATAGTCTGCTCCTTTGTTAAAGTAAATGTATTATACTGCAAAATTAAGCAGGTGTCAACAGTCGTTCAAAGTCTGCCATCACGATGTAGTAATCACGCAACTCTGCGAGACTGAACTCTTCTGTGTGCTCTCTAATGTACAGCAAAGTCTCTAACATAGGCATCTGTAATACTTGGCTGATTGCTGTAACTGTTTCTAGTGCTTGTGTTTTCATCTTGGGCTCCTGTTTGTTTGTGTATGTGTGTATTATACTACTTCAACCTAAAACGGTCAAGTACTGTTTGAGCCTGTTGTAAATTCGCAACATCGTCCATCAACTCAGCTTCGTACAGGGCCAATGTGGCCTTACGGGCACTCATTAGTTCCAGAGCATAACTGATGTCATCATTGGTGGCTTGATCGCACCACTCATTGAACTCCTGCTCCGAGCAGGTCAGCATCCATACTA